TGTTACTCGACTTGTTGAGTTAGTATTGTCAATGACCTTGATAGAACGCATAACAGAGTAGTCGGTAGGTAACGGATAATACTCAAGCGTTGAACTCATTGCCGTCTTAGCCCGACTAGACATATCTAGCGTCATTAATGTGCGGTTAATTCTTGCTTCTGTAACTCGCAAAAAATTATCCATGCGAGAAGTTACTTCTAAATCTTGCCGATCAGCGTAGCCAAGTGTTAAGTTTATAATGTCGCTATAGTTCATTCTATTTCCCAAATAATAGGCGGTACATATTCAAACTGCCAAGTTCCCAAGTACAGACCAATATCTGCATTAACACCAGTTACAGAGTAAGTTCCATAGTTAGATGAAATCAATGTGTTATGTTGCATTATTGATGTCTGTCCAGCATACGAATACACGCCATTTTCAGCCAGTATAACTTTGTGTAAAAATGCTTCAGCTGATTGTCCTGTGTAGGCATAAGTACCATTAGATGCAACAATTAAACTATTTTTATTGTTTAGTGCATTAACACCAACATAACTATATGTGCCATAGTTTGTTGTTAATATTGTGCTACCTGTCTTATCTGCTGATTGCCCTATGTAGGTATAAGCACCATTAGACGCAAGAATAACTTTGTGTAAAAATGCGTCTGAATTTATACCTGAATAGTTATAAATTCCGTTACTTGCATCTATTACACTATTCTTATTAGTTAGTGCATCAATGCCAACATAACCATAACTTCCATAGTCACTATTAATAACAGTGTTATTCTGAATATTTGCCGCATTTCCATCATAAGAATAAAGCCCTTTATCAGCGACTAATATTGTGCTACCTGTCTTATCTGCTGACTGCCCTGTATAGGTATAAGAACCAGTTAAAGAATAATTTAAGCCTTTTATTTCAGCAGGAGAAACGCAAAATGCTGATTCAGCAAATGATGAAAATCCAAACATCTTTTATCCCCTTAGTAACTCGGATACCACTTAGTAGTAACAGCATCGTACGTCATTATCAATGCCTTACTCACTACAGTAGTTGTAATCAAAGCTATATTCCCGGCCGTAGTTGTTGCAAAGATGCCCGTTGGAATAATCGTAATCTGTCCACCAGTTGTCAGTAAGCCTGTTGGCGGTGTGATGGTAGCAATGCTGGTAGTACCTGACACAAACGTAATAAGTGCAGTAGGCGCAATGGTAGTTGCTGAGGCTATCGTAGGAGCTACTTGTATAGTTTGTAATGCGCCTGATAATGGCACATCTTGATTTAAAAAAGCAGCCTTGCCTAGCATACCATTGACAGGCACTTGGTCAGGTGCTGTACCGATTAGTGTACTCATAAGATCACCTCAGGCCAGCCAGCCCAGTTGTTAGGAATATGAAAAATAGAGCCTTCAGGTAAGTAATTAATAAAGCTAGGGTCTAGTTCTTGTAGCTCAACTAATGGAGCATCAGCGTAACCTTCCCATTCCCACATGCCCATCAGCGTAAATGGCAAGCCTAAAGTAGTTATAGACTCTACGGTAAAGTTGTCGGTTGTTGTTGCGTCTAAGATTGATAAGCCTGTGAATGTTTCTATTACATCAGGATCAGGTGTAGTGATTGTATAAGTTTCCGTACCATAGCTGATTGTACCCGGCATTGGCATAATATACTGAGCAAATACCGAGCTAATACCAGCCTGTTGCTCAGGTGTCAGTTGGTCAACTGTTAGCCCTGTGGGACTTGTAAGTATTAGTCTTTTCATTCTGTAACCTCTATATCTAATAACTTTAACAGCATAATAAGATTGTCACCTATCGGGTAATCTTGAAAATGTATTTTATTGTCAAATTCAGAGTAGCCATTTTCAAAGTGGATACCTTCATACTCGTTTGTATCAAACCTAGATTGCTCGGCAAATTCTACTAATTGTGCTTTAGTTATAGTTTTCATGATGTCAAAGCCACAAGATTAGATGATGAAAGAGCGACAGGATAATAGGAAAGTTTGCGGATGTGACCGTTAGTAAATAAGGAACTTCCTGCCCTTGATCCTAAATGTATGCGATCTGGTGGTGTTGGTGCTGCTGGAGTTGAAGCATTGCCTGCATACGCTATTCCGTTTAAAGCGCAAGTAAGTCCTGATAAACCGTTATATATAAAAGCACCTTTAATTGATGCGTTGACAATAAAGCTATAAGTTATAGTTGCCTGACCTGTTGGATTAGTAGTGGTATTTCTAACTATAAACGCCATGGTTGTGCTACTATTTGCGGATATACTACCTAGAGTGATTGCTCCATTTGATGCCCCACCTTCGACAAACATTGAAAAAGCATTAGGATTTGTTTCATTATAATCCCCTTCACAATACAAACTCCCCTGCGCCTGATTATACCAACTACTAAAGTTAGTCCCAGTCATACTAGCGTTATCAGAAGCACGAGTTACGGTTGAAGCAACTGTTGGTATATATGATGTTGCAAATGCTCCAGCCTCAAGTTGTGCGCCCCAGATATATCCAGAATCACCTATTGAATTTGCAGGGAAGTTACTAGAGGCAAACGTATTAGTAGACCCCACGCCAATAATAACGGTTAGCGATGTAGTAGTTGGTGTAAGAGTGATTGTGCATCTATACTCACCATTACCTACAGAAGTTATACTTGTGCTGGGTGAACCGACAGTGTTTGATACTGCCCCTGTTGTTAGATTAAAGATAGCACTTGTAGCAGGGCTTCCAGATGACCCTAAAGTTAAATAACTCGCATTACCAGCTTTTGCATAAACTGATATAGTATAAGGAATTGAAGCGGTAACAGTTACAGTATTACGTTGACAACGAGCGTTGGCTGCACCAGCAGTAAAAAGATTGTTTGTTTGTGTGCCATCAGGCGCAATATTAGCTGTTTTATCAATTATTGGACTACTTATGGCCGTCCAAGCCGTAAAATCACTACTATAAACTGCTAAATTAGTCCTACTCTCTTCAATCAACAGCCCCAACGCCTGACCTGTAGTTGGGTTATAGTCCAATCGTGGTACACCAGCAGGAGCCGTCATTAATACGGGTATGTAGTTTGTGATAGCTGCGGTGGTAGTGGGTGTGTAGGCTGTGGCTGAACTACGTTGTTCTAGTTGTGCGCCCCAAGCGTATATTGCTGGTGAAGTAGAAGGAAACGAGCTAACTCCACCAATAGCAACTCTGTTAAAAGCACCATCATACGGAACTGTTAATGTAAACCGTTGCCAAGAAGTTGTAACTGAAACAGCCGCTATGTAAGTTCCACCTATTCCAAACCTAATAGTTGTTGCAGAAGCAGCACTTAGCCACACTGAAAATGTGTATGTAACTCCAGAAATCATAGACGTGCTCTGAATTACATAACAATCTAAACTCGTTGATGTTATTGTTGCAGCGGTTGTCGTTCCATCAGGAGCAACAGCACTATTAGCAGAAAGTGTTCCGCCATTTGGCCCCCACGCACTTTGAAAATTGCTCTGCAACAACAAATTCTGTTCAGCCAATGCGCTAGTCTGCCCATCATAATAAGCAGCTGTGCTGTTTCTAACGAACGTGATGCGAGGGTCTACGGTTTTGCTGTTGGCAAAGTCAAGGTTTAAGGTTGGTTGGACTGTGGGGTATGTGCCACCACCGCCACCAGATATAGCAGTTTCAGCAGGGTAGGTTACAAATACATCCTTAGTACCAGCAGTAAAGCTAACTAGGTTATTTGAATTTGATGACTTTAAAACAGTAGTACGAGCAAGTGTATTACCAGAAGATGAATAAGTACCAATACCAACTTCCCAGTTAAGACCAACTTGGTCTGAGATACCGTAGTAGCAAGTGTTAGCATTACCAATTACAGAAAACGCTTGATACCCACCAACATAGCCTAATAAATTTACAGCACCAGTACCAACTACTGATGTTGTTTCACGAACACGATCATTAAGTACGAGTGCCATTTAATTTCCTTAAGATACTTGAAATACGCCATTAGTGGCATCGAGTACAATCTGCACAGTTTCTCCTGCTGTTGCAGTTTGACTTGATCCATAATCCCATGAGCCAATCGGAATATTTAAAGTTGAGTTGTAAAGAATTGCATATCTATAAGTAAAACCTGCACCTGTAGATGTCCAAGTTGCAGGACTCGCTAAAACCAGCTTAAACAGTCCAGCAGTCTGACTTGATGAAGTAGTCGTACAGGTATTACCGCCCGCAGTGTAACCTCCAGCGGTTGCAAGATCAGTTGTGCCAGAAACGAATGTTGTATTAGCTAAGTTGATTGTATTAGAAAGTGCAACCTTCCAAACATCAGTTGCAGCGTTACCGTTTTCTAAAAGTGATTCAACACCAGCAGTGTATTTTGAATAGACAGATGTAGTCATTATTTCTTTCCTATTTTATCAGTAAAAAACATACCTTGAGTTCCTGCTAAAGCCATTACTAAAGAAGTTACAGCTTGTGATTGATCAGGTGATATATTGTATATACCAAATGCCCCAAGACACCAAATTAATCCTCGCATTGTGCTGCCTTCTTTTAGCAATTCTTTTATATATGCTTTCATATTGTTCCTATTATTTAAGTAATAAACCAGCTTCACGCTGACGTCTTCTAACGAGGCCTGCTAACACATCACCACCTACTTTATTCCACTTCTTAATTTCTGTTGCAGCAGATACCCAATTCTTTTGGTTAATTCTTAACTTTAATTTTGATCTATTATAATTCGTTAGTCCTAGATTGTAGACAAAATCCGCAATAGCAGCCTGCTTATTAATATCTTCAAGTATTAAAATAGGACTTGCCTTAATAGTTTCATCTATAACGCCTATACAAGTTTCTAATAAGTTATCATCAGCTTCTTGTTGAGTCCATTTCATACCTTGTTTAATTCCTTTTGTCTGGCCATATCCTATTGTCCATATACCTGCAGGGCATTTATAAGCTCCTAATTTACAGCCTTCAAATTCTTTTATAAGTCTAATAAGTATTTCAAGCGTAGTCATTAAGTTTTACTCGTAAAAATATATGCTAGAAAAGCATT